GAGCAGACTGAGTGAAAGGGAGAGCGCTATGACTGACAAACTGATCGAGCATCGTATCCGCGAACACTATGTTTCCGAAAATGGCGAATGGCTTGTTGAAAAAGGCAAGGTCAAAGAAGCGCGGCTGCTGAAAGAGGCTTGCGAGACGCTTGAACGGCTGCGGCGAGAAAACGCTAAACTCTGGAGTAACTATAACGAGGCTAGCAATCGCTATTATCGCAAAGAGCGTGAACTTGACGGCCGCGAAAAAGAGATTGCAGAACGTGAAGAAAAATTTGAAGCACGCAAGGCTTCTTTCATTCGTGACTTTGAGAAATGGGTGTAAGCATGAACTTTCAAGAAAGCAAACAATTCAAGCTAAAGCACTTGAAGTTGCTGCGAATAATGCACTACCTCGGCGCGATTGAGTGGCGTGAAAATAAATATGGGGAAGCAATTCAGCATCTTAGATTGCTGCATCCGCTTTCGTGGATTTATGCTTTGCTGCTAACGATTACATCTGTGTGGATGCAAGGCGTTCCAGAAACTATTCGGGAACTGAAACAACTGAAAACTGTGTGGTGGTGAAAGGAGAAACCATGTTTAGACTGTGGAGTGAATGGGATATTGGCGAAGGCAATATTGTTTTCGCCAGCCGTGAAGCCGGTATGCGCTGGCTGCACGCTAATGAGGCTATTAAAGAAATGGCTGCTGAGGAAAGTTATGACGATATTCCGTATTTTGTGGAGGGATTGTTTGCAGACTGTTATCTGAATTGGGAAGCTGTGGAGGTTATCCAATAATAACAAGGGGTTAGCCACCCCGGCGCCTCGGCGTCTAAACGCTTGATAATAAAGCAAAAAATAGTTGTTGACAGCTAGGGCGTGTTATGGCATACAGACTGAGCAAACAACGGAGAGAGTTATGCGCTACGACTATATTCGAGTTGTTAACAACGGGCTTGTTATCGGTAAGGACAACGGCGACGAGTATATTGCCAAGAGCCTCACAGAGGCTGCGCAAATTGTGGGCGAACAGCCTGTTAGCCCTGTTGCCACGACCTATGCGCCCGAGTATTCTTTGGGCGACCTTCACACGGTTCGGGACTTTGCTCGTGAGGGCAAAAAGATTGAGGCTATCAAGAAGTTGAGGGACACCTTTAATCCGCGTCTTGGCTTGCGAGAGGCTAAAGAACTGGTGGAAGTGTTCTGGCTCAATAATTAGTAATAACAAGGGGTTAGCCACCCCGGCGCCTCGGCGTCTAAACGCTTGATAAGACAGAGAAAAATAGTTGTTGACGGCTGGCGTGTGTTATGGCATACAAGCTGAGCAAACAGAGGAGAGACTAATGGAACGCCTGCAAGAACTTGGATTTCTGCTGCTCGGAATTGCGGCTCTCATCAGCGCAATTTCGTGGAGTTACGTCGAAATACGCTATATGCACTGGGAGATTAACAATGTGGATTACGGCTTCACAACCTGCGAGGAATAAGATGAAAGACGGCTGGGAATATGAACAGTATCTGGACTTTCTCAATTATCTGTTTATTCAGATGATGAGTGATGAGCCCTATACGCGTTACAAACTGAAAGGAGCGCACAATGCCTAACTGGTGCGAAAACCATGTCTACCTCGAAGCTTCGCCCGAGGAAATTGCTGCGATTGCGGCGCTGATTAAGAGTGAGAATAATGCCGCAAGTCTGCTAAACCATTTGCGCCCGGAGCCTGAATATCCCGAAAGCAACGACACCTTGATGCCGCATTGGTTTGGCTGGCGCGTGGCGAATTGGGGCACTAAATGGGACGTGCAAGCGGAGATTGTATCTCACTCAATCGAAGATGGGTGGATGAATCTTTGGTTTGATAGCGCATGGAGCCCGCCGATTGCGGCTCTCGACTATTGGGCTGAACAAGATAGCACTCGCCGATTTAACATTCGGTATATCGAATGGGGAAACGCGTTTTGCGGTGAAGCGGATAACACGGGATTGGATGAACACTTCTCAATTCCCGGCACTGTCGCGGAAGTGCAAGAAAAGATTCCGGAAGAATTGGATAACCAATTCGGCATTTCAGATGCTGTCGCGCAATGGGAAGCAGAAAATGAGGAGGTGGAGGCGTAAAGCCTCCACTTTTCAAGAGGTTACAGCGCGGGGCGCCCCGACGGCTAACCACTTGAAATCATTACGAAACATTCCTCTTGCAACATGCTATAGCCTATGGCATACAAGCTGAGCAAACAGGGAACTACTATGGCACTGCTCGGAACACTTCTCGTCATCTCGCAAATGGCCCTGCTGGCAACCGGGTTCAACGTAAAAATCGCCTTGACATGTGGGCTGCTCGCTGCTATTGCATGGGCTGTCCACTCTGTCAAACAGCAAGACTGGTGGCTGTTGGTAACAAACGCCGCAGTTGGTAGTTTCGCCGTCTATGGCATAATCTAGGAGTCTGCAATGAAACTGAACTCTAACCTGCTCGATACAATTCTAATTGTGGTATTTACCACGCTTGGAATCAGCCTGATGATTCACCACTATTTTACCTTTAACTAAGGAGAGCGAAGATGGACTTTGAAACTTGGAAAGCGGCGGTTGATGCGGTGCTGGTTCGCATTGCAGGTGTTGTGCAAGATGACTTGCCCGACTGGCTGGCGCGGGATGCCTATGACGACGGCGTGCCCCCCGAAGAGGCTGCGGAGATTTGCCTTGAATCCGCGGGCTGGTATGACGAAGAGGAAGATGACTATGACGACAGCATGGACGGGGACCATGCGTCGGCGCTGGCCTCGGCGGGTTGGGGAACTGATGAGGACTATGGGGGCTGAAAAGCCCCCAATCTTCAAGGGGTTAGCCACCCCGGCGCCCCGCGCGCTAAACTCTTGATAACTAACAGTTATTTTGTGCTTGACACGCGCGGCAGAGCGTGCGATAAGAAAGCATCAACAAAGGAGATAGCTATGGAAAGCCTGATGGACAGTCTGCTAAAAGACCGCCACTACATTGACGGCGAAATGCAAAAACTCGAAAATGAGATTGAGCGTCTTAAGATGCAGCGTGAATTGCTGCTCTATAAGCGTCGTCTCGTGACTGATGCCATTGCTCAACTTGAGGATATCGAATATGAAAGCGTTGGATTTTAGAAAACTAGAGCCGGTCGGCAAATGCTCGCATTGCGGCATTAATTGCTGGGCGGAAACAAATAATGAACCGGCAATCTGGCCTTGCGGCGTGGAAGGCTGCCCATACCCTCGTGGGCAAATCATTCAGTTTCCTCGCTCGCCGACAGGAACTAGCCTTGCTCAAATCATCTATTCAGGGAGTTAAAAATGGCAAGTCGTGAAGAACTCGAAACACTCGCAGTGGAAATTGCCTGGAATAATGATGGCTGTTTCCATCTCGAATTTGGCGAAGAGTATGAGACGCTAACTAAAGAAGAGCAAAGCATTGTTTTCGATCTTGTTTGGGAGGATCTTGCAAATTGTGATGAATGTGGCTGGCATTTTCTGCAAGACAATTTAGAGGTGGATAAAGCGACAGGCGATTGCCTCTGCTGGCAATGCTATAGCTGTCGAGAGGATGAAGAGGAAGAATAACAAGGGGTTAATCACCCCGCCGCCCCCGCGGCTAACATCTTGAAACTAAGCATTTTATTGTGCTTGCAAGGCGCGCATAGTTATGCGATAAAAGCTTAACAGCAAGGGAGAATGATATGACTAGCACTTTTGACTTCCAAGACGGTAAAGGCCTTGTTCCTGCTCATCAACACTCTAACGGGGGTGGATGGGTCGCTGACACGGCGACTGTTGCCAGCACCACCTATATCGGGCCTAATGCCTGTGTCTTTGGCAATGCTTCAGTCTTTGACGATGCTTATGTCTATGGCAATGCTCGAGTCTTTGGCAATGCTCGAGTCTTTGACGATGCTTATGTCTATGGCTATGCTTCAATCTTTGACGATGCTTATGTCTATGGCAATGCTTATGTCTATGGCAATGCTCGAGTCTATGGCTATGCTCGAGTCTATGGCAATGCTTCAGTCTTTGACGATACTCGAGTCTTTGACGATGCTTCAGTCTTTGACGATGCTTCAGTCTATGGCACTGCTTCAGTCTATGGCAATGCTCGAGTCTTTGACGATGCTTCAGTCTATGGCAATGCTTCAGTCTTTGGCACTGCTTCAGTCTATGGCAATGCTCGAGTCTTTGGATAAACAGTTAACATTCATTTAGAATCAGGGTAGATTGACAATAGTTTCAAGGGGTTAACCACCCCGGCGCCCCGGCGGCTAACACCTTGAAAACAAACACAAAAAAACTTTGCATCAAAACCCCAAGCCCTTGATATTGCAGGAAACATTTTTCTTGCATGTTGCCTCGGCCTGTGCGATAAACACCTTACTGAAGGACAGCCAAGCAAAGGAGAACATCATGGCTGAAGCGAAAACTAAACCCGCCAACTACACCGACGAAATGGTGGCCCGTATGCTCGATATGTATGAGCAACTCGGGAATGACGGCCTTGACACTATCGCGGAAGCGATTGGCAAGCCCGTGCGTTCGGTCCGCTCGAAACTTGTGCGCGAGGGCGTCTATGTTGCCTCGCCCAAAGTGAAGGCGGCCAAGGTGGAAGGCCCGTCGAAAAAGGAACTGCTCAATATCCTCGAGGATATGGTGCCGTTCCCCGTGGACGGCCTGACTGGTGCCACGAAAGAGGCGCTGGCCCACCTCATCGCGTTCGCGGAAGCGAACGCGGACGCTGAGGCTCCGGCCTCTGATACTGCGGCTTAATGTCGCGGGGGGCGGGCGACCGCCCCCTAAACCGGCCCGAATTCCTTGAGAAATCAAGGGGTTAGGGCCGGAGGCCCCCCGCCGCCCAAGCCCTTGAAATCATACGCAAAAATACCTCTTGACGAATTGTGCCTGTTGACGTATATCAAACAGACTGAAACGCAAAAGGAAACAACATGCCTATCAAGCCGACTCTGTTCGTCGTCACGGATATTGAAACGACAATGCGGAAGCGCATTGCGTTTGATATTGGCTGGCGTATCATTGACAAATCGGGCCGCGAATACAACAAAGGGTCGTTTGTTATTCGTGAGGCTTTCCGCTATGACGTTCCATTCTATGCGGACAAATTGGGCCATTATTTTGATGACGCCTATTCGCAACTTATTCGTCCGGCAACTATTGTCGAGGTTCGCAACGAATACAATCGGCAAATTGCCGAATTGCAAGCGGCGGGTCATCGCGTAATTGCGTGTGCCTATAATGCGGCTTTTGACTTCAAATATCTGCCGCATACATTCAACGTGCTAATGGGCACAAGCGACATTCGCTGGATGGCGCAACGTGTTGAAATCATGGACATTTGGGACTTTTGGGGTTCAAGTGTTCCGCTCGACTATACGGCGCAACCGACGGCCTCGGGCAAATATGTTTCGACCAGCGCGGAAAGTGCCTATCGCTGGGAAATGAAACAGGCTGACTTTGAAGAGCGGCATATTGCGTGGCACGATTGCCTAATTGAGAGCGATATTCTGCTTAAAGCAATTCGTCGCAAAAAGCCGATGCCCGTTGTTTCCCGTCCGTCTGAATTGGCGGGTTCCGTCTGGAAAAAGATTAATACCCGGCTCGGAATTGACGGGCAAAATGCGTTGGTGGCCGCCTAGGCCACCAAAAAACCGCGTGTAATCAAGGGGTTACACGCGGGGGCACCCGGCGCGCTAACCCTTTGATTTTACGAAGTAAAATAGGCGTTGACAGCCTCCTCCACTTATGCGATAAACGTTCATCAGCTAGGAGACAGCTCGTGAAACGCATCGTGGTTTTTGATCTAGACGAAACGCTCGTCAACTCTAAACATCGCACTCCCAATCGAGCGGATGGCACTCTTGATTTGCAAGGGTATTTTCGGAATAAAACCCGTGCTAACATTATGCGTGACACGCTGCTGCCTCTGGCTGAAACTTTTAAGGCTCTAGATAGGACAGAAAACTATGTCGTCATTTGCACGGCTCGTGCAATGGAGCAAGATGACTTTGATTTTCTCTCAATGCACGGCCTACACTTTCACTCTATTCTACATCGCCCTATTGACGGATCAGAAGATGGTATCCCGGATGGGCCTCTAAAGGTGCGAAAGATTAAACGTCTGCTAAATCTGCGGCAATTCCGCGGTTTGCCCGTAATTGCTTTTGATGATGCTAAACCGGTAATCGCTGCTATTCGTCGCGCTGGGATAGTTTGTCTCAATGCAATTCGCGTCAATCAAAAACTGGGAGAGGCTTAAATGCGAATTAGGCTTAAACTACCAAAACCTCGCAATCCGGTTGCTGCGGCGATGAGTCGCAGCAACGCTACAAAGCCGCGTGTCATACGCGACAAAACCCGCTATACCCGCAAACAAAAGCACAAACTTTCAAGGGGTTAGGCGGCGCGGCGCCCCCGCGGCTAAGCCCTTGAAAACACTACATAATCTTTTTTGCCTTAAACGACCAAGCCCTTGATATCACAGCAAACATTTTTCTTGCACTATGCTTCGCGCTCGCGTATGGTGTTCTTACTGAGAGAGGCAGCCAACAACGGAGGTTCCAATGGCTGAACGTGCGAAGGCCGCGAAAGCGGAAAACTACACCTCGGAAATGGTCGAGCGTCTGCTCGCCCGTTACGAGGAACTCGGCAACGATGGTCTCGAGACCATTGCGGCTGAACTCGGCAAGCCGGTCCGGTCGGTCCGGTCGAAGCTGGTTCGGGAAGGCGCCTATGTCGCTGCCCCGAAGGCTGCCAAGGCGAAGCGTGAGGAAGGTCCGAGCAAAAAAGACCTTCTGAACGAACTTGAGGCCGTCGCCCCGTTTGCGGTCGAGGGTTTCATGGGTGCGACGAAGGAAGCGATTGCGTCCGTCATCGCGTTTGTCAAGGCTGCTCAAGCCTAACGACCGAGGGTGTGGCTGCAAGGCCACACCCGCCTATCGCCTCGGATCAGAAAAGATACCAGACCCGGCGTTAAATGGTCAAAGCAAATCCGTGTCGCTTGCGTCACCCGGCGGTTAATCGTGCTATACCGTATGCACGCCCAAAACCCCTTGTATATCAAGGGGTTGCAGGGCGGGGCGCCCCGCCGGCTAAACCGCTAATAACACTAGAAAATATTCCTCTTGCAAAGCTCGTAGCTTTATGCGATATAATGCTCAATCTTTAGGAGAACTGAGATGATAGACGTAGTTGAACGTGACAGACTGGACCGCAACCTAGCAGAAGCCTTTCTCAAATTTGTTCTGGCGCAAGTGAACCTGCATAAAGCAAAAGCGGATATTGCTGAACTGGCACTGAAGAATGAGCCAATTCCGGAGGCGCTGCGTGAGACGATTACAGATGCGGAATTGGATATAGACTACTGGCCGCAACGCTTGCAGGAAATAAAAGACGAATACATCCAACTAATCAGAGAAATCAAACTTCCCGTAATCTACTGAGGAGAAATGAAATGATGAAAATGCGGCTGATAAGCGGAATTGAGTGCTACGGAGATCTTAACGACTCCTCAAACTTTAGCATTGTCTGCGATGATGAAGAGGATGACGGTGTTTGGTGTGAGGGAAATCCTGACGACCCGAACTTTACTTTTGAAAGCTGGGAACAGGTGGTCGAAACGCTAAAGGCGTATTGGGCTGGTGACATTATAGAAATTAGCGCGGTGTGATATGGCAACTAATACAGAGATTACCGCGCGACTCAACTCTTTCTTAGAGGAGTTGCGCGGTATTATGACCGAGCGTCGTGCTCGCGTTAACGAGCTGCTGGCGCAGATTGAAAGCCTACAGGCTGAGATCGCCGAGATTGAACGCCAGAACGAGACACTCGAGCGAACTGTCGCCGACCTGCTAAAATCCTTCTAAATCAAGGTGTTAGCCGGCGCGGGGCCCGGCCCCCTAAGCGCTTGAAATTCAACATTAATCTACACCCTCACCACGATTCCATGCTGTTTCACCCTCCTCCCAACGCGTTGAAAAGATTGACTTTTTCTCCCCCCGCTGCACTGCAGCGCGCCAAAGTAGTAGTTCGACGACTTGTTGTCAAGTGGAAACGCGATTTGAGAGGAGTACGCGTACATGACGAAGTCATATCTTTTGCTACCTCTACTCCCCTGCGCCAGTAGTAGTAGATCGACGACGCATTGTCAAGTGGAAAGGCGATTTGAGCCGTGGCCGCGTACATGACGAAGTCATATCTTTTGCTACCTCTACTCTCCTGCGCCTATTTTAGTAGTCTTTCGACGACTTGTCAAGCGTAAAGATGTTTTGAAGCGTGGTTGCACTGTGCACAGAGTCATATTGCGAGCCCCCACTGCACAGCAGCGCCGATTCTAGTAGTAATTCGACGACGTGTCAAACGTAAACGTGATTCAAACCGTGGCCGCGTACGTGACGAAGTCACATTGCGGGTTCAGGAGATTAAATGTTAAGCATATATCTTGTAATTGCACTGTTCTCTACTGCAGGAGCATACTTTTGGTTGGGCTGGCTTGTCGGCGAGACTAACTTTAGTGCAAGTTTGCTGCTAGGGCTAACCTGGCCTCTACTATTAATTTATTTTATGAGTTATTACCTAAAAAAGAACGATAAAAACTAAAAAACCCGGGTAAGTCCCGGGTTTTTACATTTTTTCTAACGAAGAAAACGAATGATTGCACGTCGTTGGGGCGGCGGGGCGACCCGACAAACCCTCTTTTCTCTAAAAAGAGACTAGAGAGGGAGAGAAGCTAGGACGTCGTGGGACTGAATGTGCGCTCCTGGCCGGGAGGGAGAGTCAGAAAAAAATGAAATTTTTTCGACTGCAAGGCGCTCAAGCAACCACCTCCTAATCAATCCTAAAATGTAGTAATTAAAAACTGGTCGATAGACAGACCTCTAGCTGGTAGATTTAAAACGCCTAGTCGGCACTTCGTGCCCTAGCCAAGGCCCCAGATTAAACTTCGTTTAAAAACAAACAGCCAAGGCCCCAGATTAAACTTCGTTTAAAAACAAACAGCCAAGGCCCCAGATTAAACTTCGTTTAAAAACAAACAGCCAAGGCCGCACACTAAACTTCGTTTCGCCCCAGCACCGACAACGAAACCTCGTTTCTCTACAGCTCTAAGAGTAGAAATAAAAAAAATCCCGAAGCACCTGGCTCGGGATTCAGTAGTTTTAATCTAGTATATAGCTCTTTTTAATGAAATCTAGTCTAAATCCTGGTTTTAGGGTCTTTTTAATGCAGGGTTTTAATAAACTCTAGTCTTAATCAGGTGTTTTTAACTCTCTGGGGTTAGGATTCTCTAAACCCCAGTGTTTTTCAGTTTCTTTTTAGCATCTTCCCTAAATAATAGTAGCCGAAGATAAACCAAGAGTCAATATTTTTTATTTTAGCTTTTGGGGATTGCCCTTTTCTAGAAGGTGACACTTGACTTTAAGCGTAGATTAGGCTATCCTAGTATAAAGGAGAAATCCGATGAAGCGTATTTTTGGATTGCAGCGTAACATGTTTAGAGAGCTAGTAGGCAGCAGCTCTACTTTTGTTACCGATGGACTACACTTTCGCTTTGAGAGCAGTGACTATACTTCAGGAGCCTGGACTAGTCGTGTCAACTCTGTTGTAGCTACTATAGAGGGAGCTACTTTTGATGGTACTTTTAGTTTAGATGGCAGCAACGATAGAATTAGTGTTGCTGCTAGCCCCGAGCTCTCTTTAAGCGTTGCTACCGAAAAAACACTGCAAGTATGGGTTCTCGTGAATTCTTATGGTGCCGCCAATACCCAAGTTCCAGTTTTTGGCAAGCTATCCTCTAGTTTTAATTTTGACGGGTACTGGGGTGGACTGTTCAGTAATGCGGGAGCCGTACGAGTAGTTACAAATGGGGCTAGTGGTCAACGAATTAGTACTACTGCAAACGACGTTTTACCATTAAATACCTGGAAGCTATTCACCTTTGTCTCGCGTATCTCAGCTGAGGCAGGTAGTACTCGGGTATCTTTAAATGATGTAGAGATTATTAGTACCGCTCACGGCACTGACTCCTACTCAGAAAACAATCCTTTGTATTTTGGATTTATCGGGGCTGGAGTAAGTTCGCTCTACTTAAATGGTCGAATTGGGGCAGCCTATTTTTACACTCGAGGGCTTAGTGCTGAAGAGATTAGCGCAAATTTTGAAGCCACTCGTGCTACCTATGGAGTGTAGGAGAACAATATGAGTATATATACTATGAACACCTCTTGGGCGGTGTTATCTAACTCGGCTACCGTAGCTTTTCAAGTTGTGGGAGCTCATCCTGTGGAGATTGGACTAGGCACGAATAATGTCGCGCCTAGTGCCGGATTCATCTATGCCCCTGGATATGGCGATCGAGGTGCGATTACCACCCTGTTTCCGACGGAGAGCGGTAATACGATTTGGGGTCGATCTAGTGCTGGGTCTAGCGTCTACGTCGGTTAAGCTTCACACAGCGTTCTGAGTTCTCGCAGCGTGTTGGCCGTGTCCGGTTGTGACTTCGTCACGCTGCGGGTGATCGGAGTTCCAGTGTCGGAATATCCGAGGACGGCTTCCCAGACGCATTCGTGCACATTCGAGTAAATGTTGAGAGCAATCACATTGTGCTGAAACCAGCGTGCTTCCGGCAGGTCGATTTGAATTGGGGTAACGTCGAGGATTGTGTGGAGTAGGGCTTTCATAGTGTTCCTGTAAAGTTGTATGAGTGGATGGCTTTTAGTTGTAGATTGTGTGCGGCACGTTGCAGTGCCGGATTAGCATTTGGGTAGGCGTCATAGAGTTCGTCTAGTGTTGCCTGCTCCTCATCTGTAAAAGTATAGACGGGTTTGTACCTTTGAATCGCAGATTCATATGCGGCTCGGGCTTGCTCTTCTGTGTCAAAGGTACCTAATTGTATTTGTTTACCTTGTATTGATATCGTAGACTGGTACTTACCTGAGTTAATTCTAAAGTTAAAACGTTTTGCTGGTGCAGCAGCCTGGACGTTAAAACTAGAATCAGCTAATCGTAGATTCTTGATACAGTTATTGTTTTTACAGCCATCAATGTGGTCAATCTGATAGTTGACAGGGTCCACTCCGTAGTAGAGTAGCCAAGAGATTCTGTGTGCTTTATAACGAAGTCTGCATCCGTCAATACTTACCTTAACATCGACATATCCCCGACTATTAGTATATCCTGCTATGGTATTAGCATATCTAGCATCCCAACTCTTATTTCCCCTAGGGTTCCAAAACAGCTCTCCTGTTTTGTGGTCGTAGCGGAGCAATTCAAAACACTCTGTAGGAATTGGTTTATAACTTTGCGCCTTACCACTAGGAGCCGCACTTACTTTCGCATCTATATCATGCATCGGTACTAGGTTAGAAATCGAGTAATCAAGCGAGTCCTTATTTACATAACGCAGCTTATCTACTTCAGTTCCGTGATACATCTTGTACAGAATATACGCCGTAGAGTAGGTTTTACCATGTATACGAAGTTCTCTAGAGAGGCTCTTATTAGCGTACCTAGCGTTAAAACCTTTCCAGGCAGGTCCATAACTCTCGTCTACCGTTTTCCAGCGAGCTTCACCTGTTTCGGGATTATAGTAAATCCTGGACTGTAAATAGCTTTGAGAAGGTAGTTTAGACATTAGTTAGTCCCTATTTTCAAAAGGTGTGCGATAGCCCGATGCGTTCTGGTGCGTCAGTCATAGTGTGCCTCCATGCACTGTACTTTCGCTGAATCTGTAGCCATCTTAGCACACGTATCCCAAGGTGTCAACGCAAAAACGGCTTGCCAGAGGACGTATCCAGCAAGCATTATCGCAGCGGCTACAGCAAACATAATTATATAAAAGAGTCCTGTTAGGACTTCACCAACGTTAAACATTATCTAGTCCTAACAGTTTACGAGCTTCTGTAATGCGCTGGCTCCAGAGTTCGTGTGGCAGTCGTTCGCCGTGTGGGTCTTTGACGAGACCCATCGCTTCAGCAGCCAACATACGAGCTAGGGGCTCTACCCGTTCTTCGAGCCAGTTACGATCAAATGTAGTGCTATTATCTTCCATAGTACTGCAACACAGCGCGCAAGTGAACCAGATCTTGCTTCCAACGTGCGATATCTTCTAGCTCCAGACGGTCATAGGCCCGCGATTCATACTCTCGTATGAGTTCTTCTGTCACCTCAATCGAGTTACGCAGTTTATCACAAATTAGCGCCTCAAGAAAGTCACTCTGCAGAAAGGCACGCACAAACTCATTGGCATTCATCACCACGCACTCCTCTTAATCTCTTCACGATACTCATGAATAGGGCGCACCCAGGTTAACACTGCATCAATCGCCTCTTCGAGGCTGCCACAGCCTTCGATAATCGCTTCAATCTCTGCGGGCGTGAGTGTTTCGACAATGATATCACAACCATCTTCTTCATAGTGGTCTACGCAAAATTGAATAACATCTCTAGCGCTCATGGCTGTTCTCCTCTGTATGTTTTAATATAGTGTATTTTGAGCAACTATGCAAAAGAAAAAGAGGCCGCAGCGCTGCAGCCTCTCTCTTTATTGCAATTTTTTGTACTATCAGAAGTTGAGTGAAAATCCAACGAGCGTACGAGTATAGGTCCAATCTGAGTCAAAACCGGCTTCAAGATAAAGCTCGGCACCCATTGGTCCGATTGGGGGAAGTGCGTAGTCGGCTCCTAGATTGATACCCGTGAAGGCATCCCCGTTAAGGTTCAGGTTAGTGCCGTCATAGACGTTGAGGTCAGTTCCGGCCCACAGAGCCAAACCGTTCATAGGCTTGTAGACAATCTCAGGAGACACTGTCGTAGTGAAGAGTTCAGTAGCAGTGCTATACTCTCCGTCGATAGAGGTGTTAAGAGCAAGACTCGAATTGAGTTCAATAGCAGAGGCTGAAGTGGCAGTCAGCACTAGAGCTGCAGCGGCAAGAGTTGTTTTCATGTAAGTTTCCTTTCTATATGTTGCAATCTGTTAAGGTCGATTGTTTACCTAATCTTAATATAACATAGAATCAGTCTCTTGTCAACTGCTTCTGAGATAAATTTTGCAGGTGTGACAAAAATGTCACACCTGCAAAAGTGTTAGTTACCTGAGATGACTTGAAGTTGTACGTCAGCGCGCATTTCATCACTGAGAGCTACGAGACCACGCTCAGAAAGGTATCCGTCTTTTGAGAGCGCAGCATCACTCATATACTCTTCAATGAACTCTTGCAGACCGGGAATAACTCCACGATGTGCGTTCTTGACGTAGAAGTAGAGCGGGCGAGAGATAGGATACGACCCATCACCGATGCTATCAAGGCTAGGCTCTACACCGTCGATGTTAACACCCTTGAGCTTGTCAAGGTTTTCATAGAGAAATGAGTAGCCAAAGATTCCCAGAGCGTTGACATCTGCTTCGAGACGCTGAACGATAAGATTGTCATTCTCGCCGGCTTCAACAAACGCACCGTCCTGTCTCATGCCCGAACAGTTCTCAGCAATCCAGTCCTTATCAAATTTGCCTTCTACAACATGCGGCAACTTAGCACAACCGGCATGCATTGCAAGTTCTACAAAGGCGTCACGTGTTCCTGAAGTAGGAGGCGGACCATAAACTAAAATAGGATTTGCAGGCAAAGCTGCATTAATCTCGTTCCAAGTTTTATATGGATTTGCAACCCACTCTCCGTTTACCGGAACTTGTGCTGCCAGTGCAAGATAAACTTCTTCAAGTGTAAGATCCCAGTTAAAGTCGTTTGCTCTAGAACCACTAATTGACAGTCCGTCATATCCAATCAGCGCTTCTGAAATATCAGTTACACCGTTTTGTGTGCAGAGTTCGGTTTCTGAACTTTTGATTGCTCTGCTGGCTCCGGTAAGATCAGGGGTATCTTGGCCAATGCCTTTGCAAAACTCTTTAAAACCACCGCCAGTTCCAGTGGACTCGACGATAGGGGCTGTATATCCAAGATTAGAGAAGTTTTCTGCTACGGCTTGGGTATAAGGAAATACGGTGCTAGATCCAACGATACGAATCTGGTCTCTAGCGTATGCAGTGCCGGCAATCATGATTGAGGCAGCTGTAAGGGCTACTAGTGTTTTCATAAATCTCTCCTATAGGTTATCGCATCTCTGCGTATATTCACTATAACAGAAATTTGTAACAGTTTTGTAACTATTTTGTGTCGGAGGGCAATTATTTTTTAATTTATTTTACCGGTACCAGAGCGTCTCGAAAAATATCCCAGGCTCGTTCCCAACTCCAGCGTAGACTACTTTGATATACACAAGTTCTATCTAGTAAGAGTGCTTGCTGCACTGCAAGGTCTAAAAATTCGTGCAGTACTCCTGTCACTCCATCATCTACTACATCTAGAGGTCCTTGTACGGGATAGGCTGCTACTGGAGTGCCACAGGCCATTGCTTCAATCATAACCAACCCAAAGGTATCCCAACGACTTGGAAATACAAACACGTCTGCTTGTTGGTAGTAATATGCTAGTTCTGCTCCACGCTTTGCTCCGACAAAGTCAACATTTGAGTACTTCTGTTTGTACTCTGCAAGCTTTGGTCCCTCTCCTACCATAATTTTCTTAGTACCTGGGCAGTCTAAGTTAAAAAATGCCTCGAGGTTCTTCTCTGCGCTCACTCGGCTAACACATAGGAGAACTGTTTTGCTGTTGCCATTTCTAACTGCCGGCTTAAAGAGACTACGGTCTACTCCTCGAGTCCATGAAACTACGTTATCCTTAAATCCGTGGTTACGTAACTCTGTTACCATGCTGTCAGTTGTAGTTAGTACTCTATTTGAATTTGAGTGAAACCAACGTATGAGAGGCCAGGTAATAGTTTCTGGTACTCCGAATAGCGCTTTTAACCCTTCAGGAAACTTAGTGTGGTAAGCAGTATTGTAACGATACCCACGTACTGTAAAATACCTTCGAGCAAACAGACCAAGAGGACCTTCTGTGGCGATGTGTATATAATCCGGAGCAATCGCCTCGATCTCCGCCCCCATCCCTGCGGGATAGGCAAGTTTGACTTCGTTATAGCGAGGGCAATCAACATAGCGGTACCGCCCGGGGTGAATATAACTAACGTTATAACCATCACGAGCCGCATACGGTTCAATATTTTTGTAGGTAGTGACAACACCGTTAATCTGCGTCGGAAGATTGTCCGTGACTATCAGTATCTGTTTCATAATAAACTAATTCCCACCTTCCATCTAAATGTTCTAAGAGTGCGGTACGACTCTCTACCCAATCGCCGTCGTTCATATAGCTTACATCATTGATGCGCTTAATCTCTGCTCGATGAATATGCCCACATATAACTCCGTTATACCCCTCACTCTTACAGTACTGTGCTAGGTGTTGCTCATACGAACTAATATACTGCAGAGCCTGTTTAGCATTCTGTTTTAAGTAGTTACTTAAACTCCAATATTCAAGTTTTAGCAGTTTACGCAGTGAATTTAACTGTAGGTTTAGCCAGATAGAAAAATTATACAGAGAGTCGCCAACGTGCATTAACCACTTATGGTCAATCATTAGAGAGTCAAAAAAATCGCCATGTATGACTAGATAACGGTTACCGTCTAACCCTACATAGTCATAGCGGTCTAGCAGTTTGATATTACCGAGTTCGAGTTCAAAGGGCAAAAACTTCCGTAGAGCTTCATCATGATTACCAAGTATGTAGTAGACTGCTGTACCACGTTTTGCCGCAGTTAGAATACGTCTAACTACGTTAGAATGCGATTGAGGCCAGTACCAACGTTGTTTCAGTCTCCAACCGTCAACAATATCTCCCACTAGGAATAAGTTGTCACAGGTGTATGTTTTTAAAAAAGCGCAGAGAGCGTCTGCGCTGCAACCTCGAGTACCGAGGTGAACATCTGAAATAAAGATACTCTTAACTTTCACGAGGCGGTTTCTCTTTTTGCTCTCGAACACGCTTATCTTTTTGCTCACACAAACAGTGGTCGCAAAAGGCAGAACCGTATTCCGCACAGCGCTTGCAAGGTGGGCGTTCTTTTTCTACTGACATAAATCTTCATACCGAGTAGTATACACTCTGTGAGTGCTAAGGTCTTTATGAGTTTTTTTAAATAGCGCTTCTAACAGTGTTTTCATTTTATTCCTCTAAGTGCCCCACTTCTGTTGCTAGGCAGGGGCCTCCCCCTTACATTAGGCTGCTAGAGCCTGTGCAGAAGGTGCAAAGTTATCGTTTGCAGTTGTTGGTTTCTTGCGGTTACAGTCGCTTGCGCACTGGCTCCTAGTTTCCTTTTTCACACCTGTCGATCCCATTTCGGCCCCATCAAAGATACACTGTCATTACCACCATGCTCCCCCGCTTTACAGGGGCTATGTCTGTTCAGTTTATCTATGGTGGAGCCGTCGGCTTCGAAGCCGAGTCCAGCCTGTGTCTGATTTACGTCATCAGAGCTTGTACTTTTTCTTTTTGCAGTAATTCTGAGTGCATACCTTGATGTATTTCTCTGTGGCAATTAGCACACACGATTATACATTTGAGTAGCTCTTCCATTAAAATATGTTTTTCTGAGTGCCTCAAGTCAGATATTTTATACTCTTTTTTATCGGGGTCAAGATGATGAAAATCTAGTGCTGCTTTACATCTATCATACCCGCATATTTTACAAGAATAGTAACCCAATATTTTTAAAACAATCTCATATTTTTTAGTAGCTTCATTAGTAGCTATGCACTGGCGACAATGTGCTCTGTAAAGTCTTTTTCCGTTACGGCTATGACCCGCGGTATAAAAACTGTCAAGAGGGAGTTCTTTTTTACAAGTGTTGCAGGTTTTTAAAGTATCAACCTCTACACCTAATATAGTTTTACGATACTGTTTCATAAAGTACGTGTTAAACGACGTAGCCACCGACTTATCAGACGGTTTTCCAAATATAGCTATAAGACCTCTACTAACTGCTTTACTGTCAATTTTATCTATTAAATAAGTACTAGGAGAGACATCTGTTTGTAGCACTGCTTCTAATACTAATTCATAATTTTTTACATCTTTACGTTTAACTTTAGATAGCACAAATTCTTCATATGTCATGGTATTTTTCTTAATATATTATGACACTTAGACCCCTAAAAGTCAAGCTTTTTTTACATATAAGTTCGGAGATCCACTAGAGATATTTCAAAGCGCGGGCGAACGTCAATATTCAATCCGTATACGCCAACCCAGAGAGAGAACCATAGCACAGAGTGGTATGACGCTTTTTCTCCAAGGTGCCCTACAGAGATAAATCCTTTGAGATACTCTGTAACATTAATTTCATCTTCCATCTTTATTCCTTACTGCACGCAATACAACTTCGTTGTTTCTCAGTTCGATCTCAATTTGCGAACCTTCCTCTAGTCCGAGTGCTTCCACAATCTCTGGCGGGATGCTCATTAGCACGTTATCATCATTGTACGGGTCGTCGAAAAAGATCTCGTCATAGGAGTAGGTTTTCACTAGACGCTCCTGTTAATTGTCACAATCTCGTGCTCTTCAATCGTTGTTATCACATGTCCGTAGTCACTCTCAAAGCTATGCTCTAATTCATCAATCATTTGATCGAGTTCATCAGGGTCGAGCCGATCTTCGGTTTCAAGCTTTAAGATGACGGTCATTGCGACTGTATGTTTATAACTCATTGTAATGTTCTCCTATGTTCTTCTAGTTCTTTCAGCAGCGTGCCGAGTCTCCAATTTTCGCTCATGTCTACAGGCTCTAGTGTAAAAAACTCACTAGAGATAGCGTGCTTGATGCAGTTCCGGGTGAATGCCAGAGGATATCGAACGCCTGAAGCATTCATGCCCGTGTTGACTAAGTAGACATTACAACGGTGCTGCTGTATTCGGTTCATCAGCAGGTTGCTATACTCGTGAATAGGACGCGGCATAAACGGCGAGCCATAGCACGGTGAGAACACCTTTTTGACTTCGCGCAATCCAGCTTCTGTGCCCGGCATTAGGCTGGTATAGCCGGTCTCGAACAGCAAGCGGATAGTCTCACCGCGCACCTGACTAATCGGAGGAAGGATGCCCTCTGCATCCATTGCAAGAAAGAAGATGTTGTGAGGGCTTTTAAAGGCAAATGGTGTGTGCGCATACGCGTTTTCGACCATCTTCAGCGGATAGCTCAATCGAGCATTTGCCTCGTCGGGATTTTCAACTACAAGACAACCTTCGCTCCTAGCCAGTTCGACAGCATTGAAGATAGTCGGATGCGTCTCAGGTGACAGCCCCTCGCTCTTGGCATAGCAACCGGACTCGACCATATGTATTCCATTGTCGCTCCAGTACACCTCGTCGTCGCTAATCAATTGAAAATCTGGGTCAGAGCTCAGAGTCGTCTTACCAGTTCCACTAAGACCGAACATCAGGTTGTTCTGTCCGTTATAGGTAAACGCACTACAGTGCATTGGTAAAGTGTTACGACGAGGCAGTTCGAAACCGAGGATGCCGAACACGCCCTTCTTGATTTCACCTAAGTAGGTTGTACCAGCAATCAGCATCTCTCGAGCATCAAGATGAACGTAGATGCGTGGATGAGGAACTTCAACCTTCACACTATGAATGATTACCCAGTCTACCTGGTCGAAAGGAGCTGGGTAATCATAAGAAAGAACACTAAACATATTACGAACAAACTGAGCATGAACGTCGCTGTCTGTCAATACTAGAAAAAGGATTCCACCGCTGTAGAAATATAGACGATGCGGGTATGCGTCTGAAATAGGAATACCCATCTTTAGACGGAGAGCAGTAAACTGCCCTTCTGTGCCGACCTTACAGTACTGCGGTCGATGAGTACAGAGCTCTCGCGTCGCCTCTCCAAAGAAGACTTTGTGTTCTGGACTACGACCAGAGGGAACGGTTGTTATGTTATAGTTAGGCATTGCGATGTTCCTTCGCACGCTGTTCTAGCAGCGCAATAATTTCTTGTGCAAGAGTCCAGTTCGGAACTCCGCAGTATTCAGGAACCTTATAGCGATCTAGTGTCACTATAAGGTCCTGTAGTAGTTGGTGACGACTACGCACGATTGTCTTGCCAACTATCGAGATACCGAATCTTTTGTTCTGTGGTCCAGCCTCGAAGATAGGAGTTATCTTCATCAAAGAGTTGCAGGGTCTCTTCTTGTGTCATAATCCTAGAGTCTATAATTTGCTCTCCAAGGTGTTCTTGTGAGAGCTCTTTCACTTCCTCCATTGTGACTTCGTCACGGGCCCACTCCAGCAGGTCAGAGTTAGTAGCCTCAACCTCTAAATTAAGACGCCGCAGTTCTTCCACTGGAATGCAATAGCGATGCCGAAAAGTCTGAACAGTTGTAACGACTACATACATTTAAATCTCCAAATCTAGATAGTCAAGTTCGCCAATGCACTGAAAGAGAGTGGTTTCGGTCTGCAGTTGAGTAGTAAAATGCCAGTGCCCGAATATCCACTGCTGAGGCTGATGTGCCTCATAAAACTTATCCAGCCAATCAGCGGTGCGATTACGATACGTAGGACCGTGCAGCTTACCACTTTTCCAAAACATCTCATAGGAGATGCTGGCAGGGCAATCGTGCGTAATGAGAATGCGCGGCTTTGCAGACGTATAGGCGTCTAGCATAGCCTCGAATTGCTCATCACTGCACTCTTCGTCTGGCCACCAGTCATACATAGGAGTACGACGATACCAGCCGGGCGGCGCGTTTGGATTGTCAATACTCCACGCTCCACCAATGAACATGATGTCACCCTCAATCGTCCCGTCCGCAATATAGTTTGGGGCGGCACGACATGTCGCAGGATTGTCGTGGTTGCCGCGGATGAAACGGTGCTGCGGATGACGAGACTGCCATCCGAGAATATAGTCGTCTACTTCTTCACAGCCCGAGAAACCCAGACCATAGTCACCAATCTGGATACTCGGTCCGTCCCAGTCTTGCAGTAGAGCGCGGTAGGGAGTGTGAAGACCGTGAATATCACCAATCAAGCGTAGCATTTTGTGTACTCCAAAGGTTATAGTAGAGATATGCGTTAGCGCCGGCTAAGAAGGCTACAAGCAGGGAAGGAGATGCCAAAGCGACGGCTGCGATATGCGTAAGAAAAAGCGCTTGACAGACTATTTTCATAGAACCTCCTGTAGGGTGAGTAAAAAGCGTTGCAGCAGTTCGATAAAGGCTGGCAGAATAGCGATAGTGGCGTAGAGACTTAGAATCCAGAAACCGAGACGTATCATCTTTTTTTCAAGTAGCTCCGCACATCAAAGTTATAGTTGTCCAGTATTTGTTTGAACTCTTCTGAGTCCTCAAAACGTTCTGAATATCCAAGATAGCTTTCAACTGTTTCGAGTTGTTGAGGCTGCGGCGTCTTTTGCCGTTTTTTCTTCTTCTTTTTGTGCACTACAGGTTCTTCTTCTACTTGGGCCTCTGCCCAATGGTAGACGCCACGAGTCACTGTTGACGTAAAGCTAAAGATAGCAATCGCCGGCAACAGAATAACAAAGACAAAAACGAAGAATCCAAGTAGTATTTCCATGACAACTCAACATAGCATAGTTTTAGCACTAGAGCAAGAAAAAAATGAAAAAGGCTAGAGCGTTTCCACTCTAGCCAGTTTGTTCCCAGTAGTTTTACAACTTACTGAGGAATATCACCCTGAATACCTTCTACATAAAAGTTCATGCTTAGTAGGTCACCATCAGGAGCAGTCACACCATCCTCTAGCCAGACCGAGCCATCTTGACGGCGAATCGGACCTGTAAAGGGATGGTAGGTACCGGCAGCAATCGCATCACGTAGAGCTTCCGCTTCTGCCTTCACATCCGCAGGCACTACGTCTGTAATAACGCCAATCTCAACCTCGCCTTCACGAATTCCAGCCCAGGTGTCTGTAGAGGTCCAAGTTCCCTCAAGTACTTCTCCTACTCGCTTAACATAGTAAGGAGCCCAGTTATCGATGATAGAAGAAATGCGAGGGCTTGGAGCATAGTCAAGCATGTCAGATGCTTGTCCAAATCCTAGTACTGCTTCTCCAGCCTTAGCAGCTTCTGCAAGTGGAGCTGTAGAATCAGTATGTGAAGCAATAATGTCTACACCTTGGTCAATGAGTGCTCTAGCTGCATCAGCTTCTTTAGCAGGGTCAAACCAAGTGAATGCCCACACTACAGACAGCTCAACGTCTGGATTTACTCGCTTTGCGTGTAGGTAGTAGGCGTTAATGCCCATAACTACTTCGGGAATTGGGAAAGAAGCAATATATCCAATCTTATTAGTTTTGGTTAGTCGACCTGCCATAGTTCCTTGTACGGCACGCCCTTCATAGAATCGAGCATTGTAGATTGCAACATTCTCATGGTCACGCTTATAGCCGGTTGCGTGCTCAAAGCGTACATCTGGAAATTGAGCCGCTACAGTATTAGTAGCATCCATATATCCGAATGAAGTGGTAAAGATAATATTACAGCCTGACAAGGCCATTTGAGTTAAAACTCGTTCGGCATCAGCTCCTTCTGGAACACTCTCCTGCCACGCAATCTCAACTCGGTCACCATACGCCTCTTTAACAGCAAGAGCGCCTTGGTGATGTTGGTAGGACCAACCTAAGTCTCCAATCGGACCTACATACACAAAACAGGCTTTAGCCTTTTCTAGGGGTTGTGCAGCAGCTGCACTAGTAAACATACCGAGACTCATAGCAGCCGCGGCCAATAGACTATTAGACAAAAATTTCAATGTGTGCTCCTAACTTAAAATGAAAAATTAAAGGCTAGAACATCGCTGCTCTAGCCTTTGCAACTGTTTAGTTGCTATTCACACTCTGAGTTCATCCTTTTACGTTGTGCAGCGCTACACATGAATATAACGAGTTATCGCAGAGTGCGCCTATTGGGTCCGCCCTATACCCACCGCTACGCAGAAGGCATTTGATTTCGTCTCGAGCCGACGGACAACATCGAGCATAGACTGTTACTGCAGAGTTGATTCTCTGTCAGAGTGTGTGCCAACAGCCTAATTTGCACACTCCTATCACCCCCTATACGGGATGAGATACGTCATTAAAATACAACGTGGTTAACCAACTGCTAGCGTGCAGCTGCCTTCTTAGGGCACGGAGGACCGACGACTTTTATTATAGAGAGTTTGGCTCCACAGCTATCAGACTTCTCTCTAGGGGGTTAACCCAACTGTTTCCAGTTGCTGGACATATCCCTTAATTCCAGTGACTCTAAGGCTTGCCTAAATTGCAAGGAAAGGAGGTTTTTTGCTTAGAGTATTCTACAGGATTGCGTTGTTGTTTTAATAACCAATATTAAACATTTTTAGTTGCTGCAACAATCCTAATTGACAAGTGAAACCGGGGTATTGCGTATCTCTAGCTGCGGCGCCACACTAGAGAACTTTTGGCTTGTGCTTTCGTTACCTACTCACTTTCCCCACGCCAAGCACGCTAACGACTTCACTAAAACTGTAGACAGGCTCTAAATGGGGTGTCTCCCTTGGTCTAAACCGTAAAGAGCTGTGAACGTCCTGTCTACAGATTAAGTGAAGTTGCCAGTTACTTCCTTCTGGCAGTATCTCTTTCGTGGATACAGGTTAGTGGGTTGGACGAGTGTTTACGGACATATTTTAAGGCTGTCTCACCTATCTCCCTACACAATCACACTAGTTGGGCAGGGTAGCGTAACTAGAACCCATCTCTGTTACGCATATTGCGCTACTCTTAAGTGCAGGATTCACACCTGCGTGGCCCCGTCTACCAGGGCATCTTAGTTTGTTTGTGCCTTGCACTTCTAGATCAACTTAAGGTAGTCACGGAGAGGTGTTTTGCTACGCGGGCACAACCTCAACAAAGCCTGCAGCAGTTGACGTTAAAACGAGTAATACCCCCGCATTAAGACAACTGTAACCTACGGAACACCAAGAACGGTCATCTCTTGCTTTAACGGCTCCATACACCGCACAGTCATTAAATCCCTCGTACGTCAGACTGCGAATTGAGTACGAAGAAGTAGAGACACTGCTCAGACAGCTTCTACATATTTATCACCTAGCCCACACTCGGTTTCCCGCAAGGTCTAAGGCTGAGAAAAGCTAGCATCCGCACGCATAGATGCTACGACTACCATTTAGCGAGGTCTCAGTTTCACTGGAATCTATACACAGACGCAATTGCTTGCCGACGGGTTACTCCGAAGAAACCTATTGAACACTAGGTAGTTAAATACGGCAGATTGTTCAGGGCACAATCTGCAAGGCCCAACTTACTACCTCCCCGCAGGGTAGAGTTCAGTATATCAACTAGAAGAACTGAGTCCTCCTAGTGACGAGCGAACAGTGAAATAACCGTCTTAGACTTACAGCCTACGACCTGGGCTAGTCCGCTGTTTCGCTCTGTATAATTTAATATACGCAATTTTTAAGGAACAAGCAAGCGTAAAATGGATTGGAGGGAGCACGTAGCAAGGATAAAAACTGCAATCAATTACTCGAGATACTCAATTGCAAGAGTCTTCATCCACCCATCTTCCTACATCGCGTAGGCTGTGTTACTAGTTGCGCGACTAGTTATTACACCACTCCAAACTTGGTTGCGGAAGGGGAGGACTCGAACCTCCGATCTTCTGGTTATGAGCCAGACGAGATGCCGCTTCTCTACCCCGCAAAAGTTCTACTCTCAGCTGCACTGCATCTACTATTAAGCCCGATACGCTGGCGCACTTAGTGCAGGTGAGAGTAGAAGCGGGAGATGGCCTCTAGGCCTAGGACCATCTCCCATGTGACTACAACTGGTAAGGTTGCTTTTTATAGACTTAATCACTCAGTCCCGCGAGAGTCAAACCACCCGCTCGGTTCTGTTGACATACTCTACAACAGCATAGAGTCACCTTGTTACTCTTGGTGCCAGAGATGTGATGAATTAGTAGCTACCAGGAACCATTCATCATATTTCGCATCAATACGCAGCCCCCAACCCGCCCGTATCGTGACCGCTCCATTTTCCGCCCAAACCGTCGAAACGGGCTAAACGTCTAACATGCGGCCTTCCTTATTTCTGTATTTAATATAACTCAAAAAATAGCAAGGGGCAAGTGTAAAATTACTACAATTACAGTATTACCCCCGCACGCATCGCATCTACTAGTCTCTGCGTTGCTGCCTCCGAAAGAACTCCGTTCTTCCATCGACAAGCCTTCCAACCGCGCGACCGAGTCCAGATAGCAAAGGCTCGACCACGAAGATAAGGAATAGCCTCTTCCTTAGTATAGAGGTCATAGTCGTATGGCAGATTCTTCATGGCACTAGCATATCCGCGCTGAAACGCCTCAACACGAGATAGACTTTGCGCAAGCCTTAGTGGTGATACAAAAACTCCGCCAGTATTGTGCTTACGTTCAATCATGCTTGTCTCCTCTATCTATATTTTATATTAGCGTATTTTTAGGAAACAAGCAAGAACATTTTTACGCTGCCGACTGCTGTGACTCTGGTGAATGTTCAAGTAAGCTGTCCCAACGGAACGACCGCCATTCATCTTTGTCTACATCCCAAACACACTGAACGTGCTCCGGGCCGCGTGCGATACTATACGTATCAATCCCAATCAAGTCAGGAACAAGCGTAGCACGCATGTCTCGAATACTACCATCACGTTTCCGAAAACGTAGACTCACGATTCCGGTTTCCAGCAGACTGATTAGATCTTTGTTCAACTAGTTCTCCATATTCATGTTGCAAAACAGTGGCAAGGTGTGAAAGGTCTTGTAGAGCACTAACAGTATTTTCTGCGGACTCTACATAGGTGCACATATAGTCATAGAGTTTAAGATATTGCACAGACGGTTTCATGTTTTCCTCTTTATAATTTAATATAGCTCAAACTTTAGTAAGAGTCAAGACCTATTTTAATGTAACTAGGCACTTAAACTAGCAATAGCTTTCGTAACTTACTTGCTTCTGTCTCATGCAAACGCTTCATTAGAGTAGTTACGTTCATACGCAGCTCTTCTAGACTACCATTATTATCAATCGTAAAGTCTGTCATCCACGGTTCAATACTAATCGAGGTAGACGGTTCTGGAGGTAGATGGTCACTGCGGTCTACCCAAATAGAATAGTCGAAGCTTCCTGAGTTGCGTAGCGCGTGAAACTCTGCTTTGTTACGCAGTCCACAGTAGATATCATATCGTTCGTAGAGTGCTCGTCCAAGTCGAGAAGCGTCAGGCCGATTGAAGGCCCGAATGAGTTCGTACCACTCTTGACGGTGATTATGCCTATCTTCAAAACACTGCTCTAGTGAAGAGTATCCGTATTTGCTCTTTAGTGCATCATAGATAAACAGTTCCGCACAAAACATTGAGGAACTTTGAAAGCTGTAACGATACAGTGTGCGAAGCAGCTCACACACTGTATCTTTACCGTGCCTAGCGTATCCGACTACCATTAGTCGCATTTTAAAATATCCTTTCCATAAAGTTGATGCAGTGCACGCACAAGATCACGTACATCTACAGCAACTCCTTCATACGGATTGCCTGCATAGTGAATACCTACCTTGTGGCGATTATAACTCTCGCGCTGTACGACTACAGGAGCGTGCTTATCACTAATGAGTATTTTTGTCATAGACTCGGCTTTCGTCTTCCACAGGCTTTTTCACTTCGTGAATTACCCAAAGCGCTAGAGGCAGATAGGAAACTCCCAGCACAATTGCCAGCATCAATAGTCCTCTCCTAAGGAACCCGAAGGGTTTCGATATGCACAGGCGTATAGTCAGTTTGCTCCACACAAACGCAGAATGTTAGCGTGTCCGAAGTGTGTATCTGATGTAACCCATATATCACGCATGTCTCGCTCCTTTTATGATTTAATATACCTTAAAAAGAGTGAGACTGCAAGACGCAACTTAATTTCCTGGGACGACTCGTTGCAACCAAGAGCTGTTTTCTTGAGACTCTGCGTTCGCAAGAGTAGCCTGAGTGGCTTGACTACGAATCTGTGCGTTAGCCTGATCTAAGGCTGCGGCACTCTCTTTGTAGTAGTTCTCGTAGGCTAGTATGATAGCTTGTTGCTGTTGAACTAGTGCACGAATATCACTAAAGTTTAGACCTAGATTGCCATATCCATCTCCCGTAAGAGCATAGAGAGCAAAGGCTTGACCTTGAGTTTCTAGTCTAGATTTGACTGCATCAATATTATCTTTATTAATCACAATCCACTCTACCTTACGTAAGTTAAGTTCGTCTACCGGAGGTAGAGTAAGTGGCGGCTTTTCCACAGGCTTTGCACTAATTTCAATTGCCCGGGGCGGAGGTGTTGAGCAAGCCACGAGACTTATAGCTATCATAGAGCCAAGGACACTCTTTGTTAAAAGCTGTCGCATTTTCTGCATTCCTTTCTGCATCTGTTAGTTCTGCTCCTGAAAGAAGCTCAAAACATCTACCGGCGTTTTCTGTACCGCGATTTACTGCACGTTCGATACCTTCGGCATTTGCTAGAGCGGCGGCAGTAAGGTCGATTTGCTGCAGCTTTGTTGCAAGTTGCTGGTTTTGACGACGAATATTTTGATAGGCGGCGTTGAGAGTATTTAGCTCTGTCTGTGCTGCGGCATAGCTCTCTTGCAGTGAGTTAATAGTTTCTTCATTCATCTGCACTGCAGTCTCTAACTTTGCGGCATTTTCTACTAGAACTGCCATACGCTTCTGAGTGTCTTGATAATAGAGGTAAAATCCTCCAGCCATAGTAGCCATAATAGCGCCCATGACCATCATTCCTTTGAGTCCTAACATAGAGCTGACTCCTTTTAGCGGGGCTATACTAGCAAAGCTTAAAACTTTGCTAGCAGCAATCTTAATGCCTAACGGCGGGTATTTTATTTTAGGAGCTTGGCGAGGGTTTTTGGCCCGGCGACTCCGTCTGCGACTAATCCATTTTTTGACTGCCAGGATTTCAAGGCTTTTTCGGTTCCAGGGCCAAAGGAGCCGTCGGATGTAAGGCCAAGCGCCCGCTGTAGCGCTTCGACGACGGGGCCGCTCGACCCTTTGCGGAGGGTTTGGGATAGGTTCAGAGCGCTCGGGTTCGGGGGCGGAGCGCTCGGAGTAAAATTTCCACCAAGTACCTGCAGTGCGTGTTCAAATCGCTGTTTGCGGTCAGCTAAACCAATGTCCCCACCATTGATTATCTTAGTCATCTTTACTATGTCTTTAGCGTCTGCGACGGCATTAAGCTTCTTTGCATTCCAGAACCAGCAGGCACTCTCAATTGCACCTTTTTCTGTCGCAACATACGCTGCAGCCTCATCTGCAGTCATGCCCACAGTCGATCCAAAAGCTCCATAGTTATTACGCCCCGTGAGCTGCTTTAATCCACGACCACGAAACTTCCATCCGTCTCCAGGCTGCACATTACCTAGTGCTCCTTTAGCAGACCGGTTTTCATCCATATAGACATAGTTAGCAATTTTTTCTGGATTACGTGCGTACTCTGCGGCGTTCCGCTTGCCTGGTCCAAAATACTTTGGAAAAACTCGTAGTAGCGTTTCTTCCCGATAGTTTAAGTTCTCTTCGAGTGTTTTAAAATTATTAGACTCGTGTGCGCATTGGGCTAGAAAGCCGGCGACACGAGCCTCAGTAGTAATATCATATTTTGGAAAAATAGAGACACAAGCCTCATACCAACGGTCTGAGTCTGGATTGCCTCGTAGAATTTCTCTTAGTTGTTCCTTTGTAAAGTTAAATTTCAATAACTTTCTCCTTTCTGTCTAGTTCCAGAGGGCTTCATAGTACTTGCCGAACAGCCGGAATCCGTTGTTCATACGTGCTTGATGAGCACGTTCGCCCTCACGGTCATATTTACCTTCTTTTTTCAGTTTAAACTCACGATTACCGTCCTCATCTGGCTCTGAGCTAAATTCAAACTCTGCGTGCTCAATGATGTAGTCCTCTTCCCACCAAGCACGAGTCTTCTGCTCAAATGCCCAAATCATCTCATTGAGAACCCAATCCCAACGAGCGTGAACATTACCGTCCTCGTGCCACTTCTCGACAGGAGGCGACTCAGTGCTACGAAGATGCTCAGGAACGTCATCATCATCGACGTTCGGAGAGCCGTGCTTAGTCGTTTTAAGTTGCTTCAGCATAGGAAGAATAATATGGGCAAGAGTATGGTCCATACTCCAAGTATCCCAACGGTCGAGCTTTACGACAATGCGACGTTCTTTTTTGTCCAGATAGCGATTAATCGTAGCATTGTAAAAAGATTGAAGACCGTTCTCAATTTTTTCAAGAGTATTGTCAATCCAGTCTTTATTATCCTGCCACTCATTACCATATCGCCGAGTCATGTGACGTTCGTGAACTCGACTAATCCAGCGGTCAATGTACGGACCAATATATACTTTCATCTTTGTCCTCTTCTACAATCTTATAGGCTTTCCAAGCACGTGCAGCTGCAAGTGCATCTTCCCAAGTTTGAAAAGATGCACGCTCTTCTTGATTTTTCATTACATAGAGAAAACCATCCTCAAATGGAACTAGTATGTAGTAAAGTTTATCCGCAATAGTCAACTGTACGCTCCGCCCACTGGCTCAAGTCAGCTATGTCATCCATATTTACATTGCACCACGGGTCGGTAATGACAAGTACCTCTCCCCGCAACATAAAGTTGCCACGGTGCATATCAAGACGACGACCCTCACAATCGTCATCATCATCCTGTTCATTCTCACAATAGGTATTAGTGCCCATACCAAAAGGACGCCCGCTCTTTGCGTGAGTAGTATTTTCCTTAATGGCATTAACTACTTCTAGCAACTGCTGAGGATTAGGAACTCGAGTCGGATAGGTATCAAGAAACTCCTGAGCTTCCTCATCTGAGTGATAGCCAAGCACGTAGTCACGGATAAAATCCGTAAGCGATTCGTCACTGTAGGTAGTAGGAGCCAGACGTTCCATCGTACACACATAGAACTCATTAGCAGAGTCGCTATAGAACGAGTGAATGTGCGGCACATGCGGGTTATTGGAATAAGCGTCAATGACCAGCCCACGATAGTCCAACCACGGGTCATCCATATTAGTGCCAATCTTAATGGCAACATCTGAGTTGCTACGAGTAGCCAAAGCGGCGCTGTAGCAGCCAACCCCGAGAACAGCGTTACCTTGACGAGTGAGATTTCGGATGATGCGGTGGCCAGTCATAGTTATCTCCGTTGCTGATAACTAAATATAACCTATCCAAGAGCTTAGAGCAAGTGTACAGTAACTTTAACGTTGTAGGTATTCTACAACGGATTCACGATAGTCGAGACTCCTCGCATACAATACTACGAGAATAGCAGCTACAACTGCTACAAATCTGATACCAATTCCAAGCACTTCTAGCGGTGGCACTGTCAAAGGAATCCAGAAGATAAAGTGTAATGTCAGGGCAGCTGCAATAATAATAACTGTGCTCATTATATAGGCTACAGTATAAGCAGACGCTAAAATATAGAGGTGTGCTAACACTTTTTTCAAGTTACTCTCCGCACAGTGATACCCGCAGTTTCTGCAATTTCACACATCATTTCAGTTCCACGACCTCCTGGAAACGCAATAACAATATCAGGTTTACCCTCTTCTAGCATTTGAGTATTACGTCGATATCCTGCAGACTTGCCGTATTGCTTCCAGTTAGCTGGAAAACTAAGGGTCATGACTTTATTTCGAATGGCCCAATCTTTAGCTAGGGTATCTGCTCCGCGCGCCTCTCCCTGAATAATAACTAAATCGGTAAACTCAGTTTTAAGACTATCTAAGATAGTGTTTAAATAACTAACTTCATCAGTATTAATAACTGTATATCCTTCTTCAGTTACCCGAGTGCCATACTCGCGACCGCCACATACCAACACTCTAGTCATTTTTTAACTTCACCATAGTAGTTTCAACTTCAATACCTTTAGAGGCTAGCTCACGGTCACGAAGTTCTCGCATCTCTTCGTGAGTGTAGATTGCATTATGCAGCTCTAGATACCCACATTCCATTCCCTGAACATACATGCCTGGACCAAATCCAAACACATTATACAGGACATAGCGATAAGATCCACGCTCTTTGATCTCGCCTTGATAGATACGTTTTACAACTGCGTAAAACGCATCTTCACGCTCAGTCTCGGTAAGAGAGTTCCACCAAGCGTCGTTCTTGACCTCATACTCCTTAACAGCTTCTTCCCATTCTCTTGAGGCATTTGAGAGCGCTTCAAGCAAGTTAGATTTGTTGCTCATTTTTAATACTCAAAATAAGGTTGTTTGCATAGGACAGTACGAATTATAGCATTTATAGTTCATAGCTCCCTTCCATTCCATACCACATTTCCCACATTTTATAGTTTGCGAATCTAGCTTTATGGGATGGATGGGAGGAACAGCTCTAATTTGCATTTCAATATCGTCTAGCCGTTTCAGCACTTGTCTAAGTAAATCACTAAGACTAGGCTCATGTTCCATGCGAGCCTCCCCAAGTAGGTTTAACAACTTGTGACACACTTTTGGTTGCTATCTCAATTTTAGGATGAGCTGAGATAACTTCTTCAATCTTCGGTTCATAGGTCACTCGAATCTTACGACCCAATTCATACAAAGTATCTTTATCCGGGTTGTATCCGTGCTGCTCCAGTTCGTCAAGAGACTTGAGCAGATAAGCACGGTCTAGCAGTAGTACATATTTATAATTCATTTTATCCTCTTAGAAAAAAGCGTGTAGCAATTCACGTTCGCGTTCGACGTCCTCACGACTACGTGGGACAACACCAAATTCTAGCTGCATCATGTTTGCTGTATCAATGCGTAGATGTTTGCATCCATCTTTAAAATGCTTCCAAGTCAAACCATCATTATAGTCTGGAATGATAGCATGAGCCTTCGCATCTATATCTTCAATCCACGGTACAGAATAATTATTAATAGCGGCAATAGAACTATCATCATCTACAATGAGATAGTTATCGCCGTCTCGACCGTAGTCCTCAACCCACAAACCAACGTTATGCAGTTTGTTAGAAGTAAGACGGAACGGAGTTACTGGATGACTATGATACTGAAAGTTTAAATCGTTACTCGCCATGATATGCTTGACAAACTCAACTGCGCGTTCACTGCGAAAAGCCCAAGTAGTGCTGAACACAATCTGCGCAGATGAGTAGGTAGACCAGAGCTGAAACATGCGCACAGCAACCGGGTCAAAATAAGGTACAAGCCCATCAGGCGAACCAGCCATAAAATCTGCAACAGCTTTGCGGTTACGGTCAAAGAGGTGCATCTTGCCTGGCAGGAGCACTCCGTCGATATCCACAAAGATAATATTACGCATTTTTCTGTTCCTCAACAGCCGCTACATACAAATCAGTTTGACGAGCTTTTTGATAAGCAATCACTAGTGCAGACATCAACCCGTCAGCTAAAAAAGTATAGGTTTGTGAGTGCTCAAAAGTAGTTGGGTGGTGTAGATAAGCTAGAAATTTTTTCAACGCACTCAGCTTTCAGATTCAGCTACAATTTTTCTCAGTTGTTCGGCTGCATTAACAATGAGGTCGAGTTCCTCAAAACTCAAACGCACTTGCTGCATACCGCGGTTTTCAGTTTCTTGAGTCAGAGTGAGAAAGTATCCTTCATTGTCATCTTCCAACCTAACACGAGTTAGATTGTCTCCAAACATTAGGTTAGCACCTTCCAGGTGCACGGCAAGTTCTGTAATGCTAATTTTCATTTTAATCTCCTTCATAGCTAATAGTTTTGTCGGTCTTTTCATAGACTTGTTCCCAAGCGCAACCGTATGCTGGGCAGATGCGAACAAACTGAGGTAACTCATTAGCATCTGTCTCGCCGTGTCCACCAGTAAGAAAGTAGACTCCAGTCATCTCTGGGTGTGCGTGACGAAAACGAGCACGCTCACGCTCATAGAGATCGAGCGCTCTACGAAGATGTACAATTTGCTCAATTAACTGTTCGCGGGTCATGCCCTCTAAATCAGTCATGCAAGTCTCCTGTTTCATACTATAATATAGCAAAAGAAAAAGCGGCTGTCAAGCCGCTTTTTTGAATTTTTTACCTGCTTTAGAAGTATTAGCTTTGATTTTGAGAGACGCGTGCTCGCAAATCGCTAGAACTAAACCTATGGTCTCTAGTATTGAAGTAGATACTAATACCGCGACGTTTACAAATCTCTCGACCAGTAAAATCTTTATCCTTATACTCAATACCCATAACGCGCACATTAATCGGATACAGACCGAGTATATCTTCTAGGTCTTGTTCTGTCTGATAACAGACAATCTCATCTACATACTTCACAGCCGATAGCTGGGCGTATCGCTCTACGAGCGTTTGCACAGGCCGATTCTTTTGTGGTCTATCTACCGAGGGGTCTACTTGTAGTCCACAGATTAAATAGTCACACTGACTTTTGGCTTCCCGCAGCATCATAATATGACCCGCATGTAGCAAATCAAAAGTTGATGCGGTAAATCCAACTATCATGCCCCAGTACTCCCAAATCCGCCTTTACGAGACGATTTTGGCTCTGGACGGTCTGTCATTTCTTCAATCTCGTAGGTTTCTGAACGAACCAACTCCCCTTGTGCGACTCTGTCGCCATCCTTAATCTCTACAATAGAGTCACTTAAGTTAAGTAGAGTGATGTAGGTAGGCTCAACATAATCGCTATCAATTACTCCTTCACAGTTGATGAGAGTAATACCACTCTTTAGTGCCAGACCGCTGCGTGGATGAATACGCACTGAGAAACGCTCAGGAATATCCATAATAAGATTAGTCGGAATAAGATATCGGTGTCCAGGACGTAGTGCAATACTACGAGAGTTGCCAACAGCTTCTAGGCCTACCACATTGAGCCAAGTATAGGATTTAATCTCAGCACCGGGAATCAATGAGGCACAGAGGTCAAAACAGGCGGAACCTTCTGTAGCAAAAGAGGGAAGCCGAGCTTCTGGATGAAGCCGAAAGAATTTGAGTGTGCGACTTAAAAACATTATACACTAAATCCAATTGCTTCACAAAATCGCTCAAAATGAGCATAGAGCGTGTCAAGCTCGGTCTCATCGGTAATCTCAAACTCATAGCTCACGTTTTTAGGTTGAGACTCTATAAGACGAGTGTTCATTTCATCATAGGTGCTATAACGCAGTTCAATAGTACGGCTCATTGCATTCCTCCAGTGCTAAGATTATTTTTTGGGATTGCTTTCCAAATTGTAGAAGCCTCTACATACAGATAGGGACGATTAGTCTCTTCTTTATTCGGGTTATCAATCTTTACGACTACCCGCTTACCTTTTCGAAAGGCTCGGAGCTGGTTCATTACTCGTGCCCCACTTTGCATATACTCTCTACGCAGGGCACGAGTGATACTACGACTGACATTGCTGTGCAGCCCTTTAGAAGTGTAAGTTTTGCCAGAGGCTTTACCTTTTGCCATTGTCTTTTCCTAGATTAAGGGTTGTAACGAGGATTTAGTAGAGTTTTCAACATAACATTGTAGGGAGTGTAGTCTTCGAGGTCGTTTGCAAGAACACTCTGCATAACGCTAGGAGAAAATCCAGACACATGCGCGGTTCCACGGGAATCGAACTGTACCGGAGAACCGTTCTTATCATAACGAGCATTTAGGTTCCAGAAGACAATGCGAGGAACAGTATAGCCAACTGCTTCGTATTTACGCTTAATCATCTCCATAGCTGTATCGTCGTAGCGAGTGCACTGGTCGAACTGCATGTCAGAGAGGATAAGCAGTGTTGCAGGCATGTCTGCTTGAGGTACTCGATACTTCAGAGCTACATCCAGAATGCGGTCAAATGCAGCGTGCAGATTAGTATTCATAGCCCACTTAGCACCGCTAAGCTGACGCATACGGCTGGACAGATTGCCTTGCAAGTGCACAAACTCAGGAGCCCCACTAAAAGTCAAGATTAGGTCTTTAAACTTAGAACGGTTTTTTTCGCTGAGATAAACACCAAGAGCTATTGCAACGTCAATCGGCTGCACAACGCCTGGAGCAGAGTAGCCCGCGTTACCCATCGAACCGCTTACATCTACCATCGGCAGAATGCTAGCGTCGCCTACATAGTTAGGCAGGGCTTGCCACTGAGCGTCTGCAACCGCAGCATTGCCACGGGCAACAGACTTAACAACATCGTGCGGGTAAACAGCACCAGCGTTAATCTTAACAGTAGGGTCACGCTGTTGAACAGGCTTTTGCAGCTCTCGAATATAGGTGCTGTACGCCTCTGGAGCGTTACACCCAAAAGCCTTTTGGTACCGAGCACTTGCAAGCGACGGAACATGTGAGAAGTTAATGGAATTCCACTCCTTAGCACACATCTGCGACTCGACTACCTTAGTAAGGCGAACGAGTAGCTTACGGTACTGCTTCGGAGACAGTTCAAGAAACCGAGTCAGCTCAGCGGCGACTGGACCTTTACGCGGCATCCATTTTGCACAAAGGGCGTTACCATCAGACAGTGCTTGCTTGATGAGAGCAAATGCAGCCTGACGATTAGTTGCATCACGATAAGTGAACAAATCGTCCCAACGACCGAGTTCCGGTATCTTGTGCATAAACTCTCCGGCCAGAGCTGGGTCGGTAGACTCTAGAGAGGAGAGTAGATTGCGAAAGGTCTGTCGCTCGCCAGCCCCGCCACGGATATCACGTGCCCATAGCAGAGTACGCACAGTGAGGTCTTCGCTCTCACCGAGCGCAGCATGAAGCTGAGAAGTTAAATCAACACCGCGGGCGCTGCCCACAGTAGAGAATAGGTCAAGGATACGCGAACCGGTGTTAGCGTGAGCACGCATCCCGTTCTCAGTACGAGTTTCGGCAGTTTTAAGATGATTACGTACAGCAGCAGTAAAGTTCATGATATTTTCCTTCAATCTGGATTGTGTGTTTCGGTCTGATTATAAGTCAGATGCTCTTCGAGCGATTAGTTGCTGAAACAATCCTATATTCTT